TTATTAAAACATGACTTGCCTTGGATACAGTTAGGTGATGTTACTACTGACAAGAAAACAAAGTGGGTAGAAACACCAACCTTTAGAGACGCATTAGCAATATTAAGTAAAGCAAAGTTATTTGTAGGAACAGATGGTGGTTTACATCATGCAGCAGCAGCATTAGGCATACCTTCCGTAGTAATATGGACAGGATTTACTTCACCGAGGCACTTAGGATATGATACCCATAGAAATATACATGACGGTTCAGAGCCATGTGGGACTTATGATAGCGTATGTCAACATTGCCTTTTAAAAAGCAAAGCAATCACCGTAGAACAGGTTTTAGATGCAGTTAATACTGAGCGGCATAGAACGCAGAGATAACGTCTTAAAACGCTTGCAAAAGCATTGTAAGGGCATTTTAACAAGAGAATGGGATGGCAAGTCTATTCCAGTCGTAGTAGGTAATTTACATGGCGCAGATAAGATACAAATAGCTTGTAGAGAACAAAACATACCCTATATTCTGATAGACCATGGCTACTTTCACAGGTCATCTGACTTAGAATGGGCTAGATTTTGTGTTAATAACTACCATTGCACAGATTGGCGTGTATCAGATAGAGAAACACCTAAAGTTCACGAGTATCGTAGTGGTGAAAACGTAGTTGTGTTACCTCCACCAGAAAAGATATCATACATTTACAATGGTTCTCGTTGGTTAGATACAACAATAGAAGAGATTAGAAAGTATACAGAAAGAAAGATTGTCATTAAGCGTAAAGGCGAAGGTGACTTTAAACAAACATTAGAAAAAGCTCATGTCATTGTGAGTTTTGGTAGTGTCGCAGATGTAGAAGCACTTATTCGTGGTGTGCCTGTCATAGGTTCACCTTATAGCCCTGCAAACCCTGTATCCAATAACATTAAAAACATAGAAAACTTAACATATTTTGACAGAACAGCATGGTTAAGCTCATTAGCTGCTAGTGAATGGCATAAAGATGAGATGGACAAATGCTGGGATAGACTAAAAGGACAATTAGATGGCGTTTAGTAGTTCAATTTATTATGTCTATGAGCATTTAAAGCCAAATACATCTATACCTTTTTATGTTGGTAAGGGTAAAAAGAATAGAGCATATTCTACAGATGGTAGAAATATCTTTTGGAAAAGAGTGGTTGAAAAATACAAAGGTTTTGAAGTTAAATTATTGATAGAAAATATTGACGAAGAGTTAGCATTTTTAGTAGAGCAAGAACGTATAGACCAATTAAAACGTTTAAATATTAGATTATGTAATTTAACAAATGGTGGTGAAGGTCCTTCAGGACAAAAATTTTCACAAGAAACTTTACAAAAATTATCTGAAGCTAGAAAAGGTAAAAAGAAAAGTAAAGAGTGGAAAGATAAAATATCTTTATCTAATACAGGTAAGGTAAGAACTTTGGCAATGAATAAAAGAATGAGTGACTTAAAGAAAAAGTCAGTTATGTGTATCAATACGAATCAAGTATTTCCAAGCGCTATAGAAGCTGGAAAATATTTTAATATTCATCCATCTTGTATTACTAGAGTTTGTAGAGGTCAAAGAAAATCTACTAAAAAATTACAATGGAAATACATAAATAATAAGGAATGTAAATGAGTTTTGCAAATTACACTAGCTTCGTAACAGTCGTAGAAAATTACTTAGCACGAACAGACTTATCATCACAGATACCTGACTTCATTCAGATGGCACAATACAGAATGACTAGGGATTTACGCACACAAAAGATGTTAAGTTCTACTACGCTATCTTTGTCATCAGGCACAGTAGCATTTCCTAGCGACATATTAGAAGTTAGAGAAATACATATACAAGGTAACCCTGTTATCAGATTAGAGTATCAATCACCGGACTTATTCTTTAGAGATGGTCAAACAACATTATCAGGTATGCCACATTACTTTACAATGATTGGTTCAAACTTTCAATTTGCACCTGCACCTGACTCTACAATGACACTTAGCTTATTGTACTATGCACAACCTACATTTATCTCTACAACAACAGCAAGTAACATCTATCTAGTCAACTATCCAGATGCTTTACTATACGCAACACTAGCAGAAGCAGAGCCATATTTACTTAATGATGCACGTATTCAAACATGGTCTGCATTGTATGACAGAGCAATACAAAATATTAAAACAAATGATTTGGGTGCAACATACCCATATACAACATTAAGCGTTACGCCAAGATAAAGGAAAATTATGCCAAAGACCAAGATAAGCCAGTACGACTCTACAAGTGCTGGTGCTAATTTAAACACAGATATTGCAGGTATTAATATTGATGAGGGTTGCGCACCTTCAGGTATTAACAATGCTATTCGTACACTCATGGCACAAATTCGTGACTTACAGTCAGGTGTTAGTGGTGACTCTATCCCTGTTACAGCAGGTGGTACAGGTTCAACTACAGCATCAGGTGCTAGAACCAATTTATCTGCCGCAGCTAGTGGTGCTAACTCTGACATTACATCTTTAACTGCTTGCACCTCTATTACAGGTCTTACTACACCACTAACAGTAGCACAAGGTGGTACAGGTGCTGCTACATTAACAACTGCTTACGGTGTTTTAGCAGCAGGTACAACTGCTACTGGCTCATTACAAAATATTGGAACAGGTACTTCTGCACAAGTATTAACATCTAATGGTGCAGGTGCATTACCTACATTTCAAACAATTTCTGTATCATCTGATGGGCTAAAGAACCGCATTATAAATGGTGATATGAGGATAGACCAGAGAAACGCTGGTGCTAGTGTTACTCCAAGTAATAGTTATACTCTTGATAGGTGGTCTGCAAGAACAAGTCAAGCAAGTAAATTTAGTGTTCAACAAGTATCTGCAAATGCAAATACATCTCAAGGGTTTGACCAAAGTTTAATAGTAACTTCTTTATCTGCTTATTCAATTATATCAAGTGACACTTTTGGTATTAGGCAAAGAATTGAAGGTTATAACATTGCTGATTTAGGTTGGGGTACTGCTAACGCTAAAACAGTTACATTATCATTTTGGGTTTACAGTTCTTTGACTGGCACTTTTGGTGGTGCTATTCAGAATAGTGCGGGTAATAGAAGTTATCCATTTAGCTACACAATATCTAGTGCTAATACTTGGGAACAAAAAACAATAACTATTGCTGGTGATACAACAGGAACTTGGCTAACAAATAATGGAATTGGATTGGAATTATTTTTTGGTTTAGGAGTTGGCTCAACATTAAGCGGAACAGCAGGCTCATGGGCAGCAGCAGATTATAATTCGGCAACAGGTGCAACATCAGTAGTAGGCACTAACGGAGCTACCTTCTACATCACAGGTGTCCAACTAGAAGTAGGCTCAACAGCAACACAGTTTGAACGCAGACTTTATGGTCAAGAGCTTATTAATTGTCAGAGGTATTTCTGGATGATTGCTACTGGTAATAACAAATCAATCGGTAGCGGATATAACTATACTACTACTAATATGCAAATGACTATTCAGCATCCAGTTACCATGAGAACTGTACCAACTTTATATCAAGCAACAGGAACAGGATATTACACATTTGAGCGTAATGGTACTGGTGATGCTTTTAATAGTTTAACATTAGGGTCTACAACTACTGATACAGTATCCCTTCCATTTAACAGTACTGAAATTAGCGGAACTGCTGGACAAGCTGGAAATGTGTATTTATCCAATGCTTCTGCTTATGTTGGTCTTTCTGCGGAGTTATAAAATGTATAAATTATTAAAAGATTTTCGCACAGGCGAAGTTTATGGTGCAAATAAAATAGAGCCAAACACAATGCTGTCTTTTTTATTTAACCCAGATAACACAGACTACCAAGCCTACCTAAAATGGGTAAGCGAAGGCAACGAACCTTTACCTGCAGACGAATAAAGGATATAAATGGCTACGCAAAGAATAGCGTTTACAGAATGGTTACCAGACCAACCTACAACAGCAAATGCTTTACTAGAAGCTAATAACGTCTATCCTCTTACAATAGGATACGGACCATTTCCATTATCTGCTGACTTATCTACTGCAGCTAGTGAAGACTTAAACAATGTAACTGCAGCTAAATTTAACTTAGAAACACAGTTATTTGCAGGTGGAGCTACTAAACTATTTAAGTTTAACTCAGCGACAGCAGGTTTATCAGATGTAAGTAAAGTAGGTGGTTATACAGGTCCAGACCGTTGGAGTTTTACACAGTTTGGTGATGCTGTATTGGCATCTAACAATAACGCTAAAATACAAGCATGGTATGTAGGAACATCTACTGCTTTTGCAGACGTAGCTGCTGCTGCACCTATCGCTAAATTTATTACAGTAGTTCGTGACTTTGTAGTCGCTGCTAATATTAGTGGTG